ACTTAAAACTCAGTTGAACTATGAAGCAGACTTAGCTAAAATCCAAGGTAGTAAGGATATGGCAGCAGCTCAACTAGCCCAACAAGCAGAGTTAAAAGGTATGGATATTGAGTCTAAAGAGAAGCTAATGAGCTTTGAGGCTCAAATCAAACAAGCTTACGGGACAGGCATATGATAAATTTCGCACTATCAGACTGGGCTGAACTTAAAGTTCATCTCAACAATAAGATACACGAAGATTTAGACGCACTTAAAAATCCACAGTTGGATATGAATGAAACACAGTACTACCGTGGTCGGGTAGCAGCTATGGAAGATATATTAGATTTACCTAATAGACCAGAAGAACTAACTTAAACTCAACCAGCCCATCATAGATAGATGCGCTAAAGGAAAAATCATGGCAGAAGAATTAGTAGAAGAAACTGTAGTAGAAGTAGAGAAAACTTTTGAAGAAGAGTTCGATTCGATTGTCGAAAATGGGCTTGAAGAAGAGCCTGTAGTTTACTCAGATGAAGTAGAAGTAGAAGCTGAACCTGAAGTTGAAGTAGCTGAAGTAGCAGAGCCAGAAGCTGAAGTAGATATCTGGGCTGGAGCTTCTGATGAGCAAAAGACTGCTTTAGAATCTTTACAGAACGACCGCAACTCTATAAGTCATAGATTGAAATCAGATGAAGGTCGAGTTTCAGCACTACAAAGAAAGATAAACGAACTAGAAGCTGCACGTGCCGCTGCTCCAGTACAGCTACCCACGGTCGATACAGGTGAAGAAATAGACCTAGGAACTTTCGAGGAAGACTATCCTGACATTTCCCAAGCTGTAAATAAGCTAGTTCAATCTAAGATGGCTAGTGAAAGACAAGACTTTGAGGCAGCTATGGGTCAGCTACAATCTCAAATGACCTCAGCGGTTGAGCCGTTCCAAGCTGCTGAAAAGCAAAGGTATGACCAGTCTCAATTAGAGTCTTTAAATCAAGCTCATCCTGACTGGAAGGCAGTAGCTACCTCAACGGGATTTGTAGATTGGGTTAAGATTCAACCAGACGCAGTAAGGCAAATGTTTAACTCTGATGACGCTGCAGATGCGGGATACCTAGTATCTTCATATAAGCAGACGTTACCACAGGTTGCGGCTGAACCAGTAGCACCAGTAGCTAATAATAACGAAGCCTTACAGAACGCGGTAACCCCAACGTCACGGAGAGCAGCACCAGTAACTAATAGTATCCCCGATGATTACGAGGCAGCGTTTGATTACTACACCAAATCAAAGAAGAAATAGCTTGACACAACACGATTAGTATGTTAAACTCGCGGGTATATTCGAATTTAAATTATGCCTGCGAGATTACATATGACCGCGAAGACCTGTACGAAGTGTAAAGAAACTAAGAGTACAGAGCTATTCGGTAAGAAAGCTGCAGGTAAAAATGGGCTTAAAGGTCAGTGCAAGGCTTGTAGAAAACTTAGTGCTGCAAAGTACTATGAGGATAACAAGGCTGAGAAAACTGCATATTACGCAGAGTACTATCAAGCTAACAAAGCTGAGATAGCTGCTAAGGGTAAAGAGTACCGTGAAGATAACAAAGCTAAGCTAAATGCGTATCATAAAGAGTACTATCTAGATAACAAAGCTGAGCTAGATGCTAAGAGTGCTGAGTACGCTAAAGCTAACAAGGTTGAGAAAGCTGCTAATAATGCAAAGTGGGCTAAGGCTAACCAACCCATAAGGAACGCTCACGAAGCTAAGCGCAGGGCTAAAAAGCTACAGCAAACACCAGCTTGGTACGCAAGCGAAGACAAACAAGTTCAAGAACTTTATAAACAAGCTACAGAATTAGGTTTACATGTTGATCACATAGTACCACTTAATAACAAGTTGGTTTCTGGTTTACATACTATAGCCAACTTACAGTTACTTACACCTACTGAGAACATAGTTAAGTCAAACAAGTTCCTAGTAGAATAGAATTACGGCAATACCCGACAAGGAATTTGCTAACTGCATTAGCCTACGCAGTTTAAATATTAAGCTCAAAACGACAAACATTTATCAATGACAACCTTAGATCTTAATAAAGTACGCTGTAAGCCTACCGACATTAATAATTAAGCTCCTTGTAGAATTTTTAGTTTTGTATACTATCAATTTATATTTTAATTAAACTTTATAAGGAAGTAAAAATCATGGCGGCGAGTACATACAGCGGCATTAGCCAAAGAACAACTGCTTGGGCAGCTAGCGAAATGCTAGACCACGCAGAACCAATTATCGTCTTAGGAAAATTTGCATCAACTAAGCCGATCCCGAAGAACAGCGCCGAGCAAGTTAAATTCAGACGCGCGGTTCCATTCACAGTATCAACAACACCCTTAACTGAGGGGGTTACTCCTACTTCAGCTGCGATTACATACGAAGATGTTTCTGTAACACTCGGTCAATACGGTGGTGTTATTGAGATCTCTGATAAAATTGCTGATCTTGCAGAAGATAGCGTATTAAAAGATGCAGCAATGTTATCAGGAGAGCAAGCAGCAGAAACCCTCGAAATGATTACCTATGGAATTGTTAAGGCGGGAACGAATGTATACTACGACAAAGATTCTCATGTCCGTAATACAGTAGATTCTGTTATCACTTTAGAACGTCAACGTAAAGTTGTCCGTTTCCTTAAAGCACAACGCGGTCGTCCTATCACACAAATGCTAGATGCTAGCCCTAAATACGGCACATCTGCAATTGAAGGTGGTTATATCGCATTTGCTCATACTGATGTTGAAGCTGACATTCGTAGCTTATCTGGTTTTGTTCCAGTAGCTGAGTACGGAAGTCGCAAACCTTTGTGTCCTGAAGAGTGTGGTTCTGTAGAAGGTGTACGTTACATCCTATCTCCTTTGTTCACAGCATTTGCAAACGGCGGGGGAACAGCATCCACAAATGGTGTGTTCTCAACAGCTGGTACACAAGCAGATGTTTACCCAGTCATCTTTATGGCTAAAGAAGCTATTGGTGTAGTTGCTCTTAAAGGTGCAAATGCCATGACTCCAATGATTCTTAATCCGGGTACACCTTCAGCTGGTGATCCATTAGGTCAAAGGGGTTACGTGTCTTGGAAAACATATCATTCTTCAGTTCGTTTAAATGAAGCATGGTTAGTTAGACTAGAAGTAGCAGTAGATGATCTAACTGCATAGTAGTAAAATCTAAAAGGTGGGGCATGGATTGCCCCATTTATTTTTTCAAGGAAGAAAGAAACGGAGGGGATCACTCGATCCTCTCCACCTTTTTTTTAATAATATTGCCCCCCCAACAACAACGGGCGCTGGAGTAAATAAATATGAGTGATTTCAATGCAGTTACTGCAAGTTATAAAGATTTAAAAGATTACGCTAAGATATACGATATTCGTATAATGGGTGTAAAGAAAGAAGAGTTAAGAAAAAACATTATGGAACATATGGCGACCAACAATCAGGTCGAAGAATTAAGTCTAAGCCAACCTTTAATTAAGTCTGCTGGGATACCATCAGATAAACCTCAAGAAGGTAAAGTTATTGGGAAGCGAGTTAAGATTATTGTACATGAGTCTGCAGATCCAAACGCAATTAACCCAGTCTTCATCGGTGTTAACGGTAGAGGCTACACAATCAATCGAGGCGTGGAAGTTGAAGTACCTTCTAATGTTGTAGATGTACTAAACAACGCTAGAGAAACTATATATGACCGGAAGCGTGATGACTTCGGTAAGGAATTTTTAGTAGCAAGAGAAGCTTTGTCATACCCGTTCTCTATATTATAAAGGTTAAAAGATGTCAAACTTTTTACAGCTGTGCCAAGATTTAAGACAGGAAGCAGGGTTCACAGGAAGTGGGCCGACCTCTGTTGCAAACCAGACTGGTCAATACTCTAAGGTTGTAAAATGGGTTAACAGTGCTTACATGGACGTAATCACTGAGCACAACAATTGGGACTTCTTGTGGGGTCAAACAGAGATTGATACAGTAATCGGAACATCTGTATATTCACACACAGTCCTTGTAGATAGATGGAAAGATGCAGTAATTCACGAGAAGGCTGTTGGTCACACTGATGATAAGTTTATGGTATACCTACCTTATCAAGAATTCTACAGTAGATTTGAATTGCTACATACAGAGACTGGTAGACCAGCTTACTTCACAGAAAGACCTGACGGTAAAGTAGAGGTACATCCAGTACCAGATAAGATCTATACAGTCAATGCTGATTACTACCAGACACCTGTAGCTCTAGTAGCGAATACTGACCTACCGTTAATACCTACTAAATTTCACGATGTGATTCTATATAAAGCTTTAGCTAAAGCCACGGCTAACTCTGAAGACTTTAATAGTTATCAATATGCTGAGCGACAAGCTGATGCTATCCTTGGTAGAATGGAACGTGATCTACTACCAACTATGGTTATTACACCACGGCCTATAGCTTAATGGCTGTCAAGACTAAGTACTTCCAAATGGCAGGTGGGTTAGACCTTGTATCACCAGCACTGGCACTTATGCCGGGCGCTATGATATCGTGTTTGAACTATGAGATTGGAGCCTTTGGTGGGTACAGACGCATAGACGGCTACGAAAGATTCGATGGAAGGCCAAGCCCCCACAAAGCTACATTTACAGACACTGGTAATAAAGTAAGTAACGATGCGGCTTATGCGGCAGCAGTTGAAGTGCGTAGAGCAGCTATATTAGAAGTACCGGGTTCAGGTGCTATACTAGGTGTTCATGCTTATAATGGTTCTGTATATGCTTTTAGAAATAATGTAGGTGGCACAGAAGCTATAATGCACAAAAGCACAGCTGCTGGTTGGGTAGTAATATCCACACCAACCGCGCTTGCACCCGGTGGTCGATATGAATTTGTAAACTATAACTTTGGTGGTCACTCAGGTACATTTAGAATGTATGGTGTGAGTGGCGTACATAAAGCCTTTGAGTTTGATGGTTCATCATTTGTAGATATAACTACAGGTATGACTACAGATACACCTAGTCACATCACGGCTCATAAGAAACATTTGTTCCTATCATTTAATGGTGGTTCAATTCAGCACTCTCCTATCGGTAACCCGACGGGATCTTGGACACCTGTAACAGGTGCAGCTGAGCTAGCTATCGGTGATAATGTAACTGGGTTCCAAGTACAACCCGGTGAGACACTAGCTATTTTTGCTGAACGTCAGATATATATGTTGTCTGGCTCATCAAGTGCTAACTGGTCACTCGCAATATTCGGTGACGATACTGGTGCAACTGAACATACGATAGCACACACAGGCTCTACATTATTTTTGAGCCAGCGTGGTATTACATCTTTAGGAACTACTCAGAATTATGGTGATTTCTTTAGTGCTACTCTATCTCAAGGTGTTGACCCTATAGTACAGGGGAAACAAGCGTTAGCAATTGGTGCGTGTCGAGTTAGGAATAAGAATCAATACAGACTTTTTTATAGTGATGGTAATTCACTATCATTAACTTTCAATCAATTTCAACTAGCTGGAATTTCAAGGGCTACATATCCTGACCCAGTGCTAGTAGTTAGTGATTCAACGGATGATATCTATTTCGGCTCAACAGACGGAATGGTATACCAGATGGACGTTGGTAACTCATTTGATGATTTAGCTATGGACTATGGTTTCTCAACTGCGTTCAATCATCTGAATTCTCCTAGTCATATTAAAAGATTTTATAAAGTAGATATAGAAGTAGATGTATCAGACTACTCTGATTTTGTAGTCAAACCTTTATTTGATTATGGTGATGTAGATATAGCATCACATAGAGCTGAAGCTATGAATTTAACAGGTGGCGGTGGTATCTGGGGAGTCTCTGATTGGGGCGAGTCTACATGGGGTGGAGCTGCAGTATCTGAAGGTACAGCTTACATCGACGGAATAGCTTCAAACGCCGCGATGTTATTCAGCGGCAAATCACAATATGATGACCCACATACAATTCAAGGTATAACAGTTCATTATTCTATGCGTAGGAGAAATAGATAAGTGCCTAATCCTTACTATACTAACCCTGCGGTCTTTATCCAAGGTGATATAATACGTGCCGTAGAGGTTGATGCTGAGCTTAACTCACTTGAGTCAGCTATGGACTTGGTTGAGATAGATATTAATCGCTCGCTAACAGTACCTGTTGGTGAATCATTAGAAATATTAGAAGACGCAGCAGCTCGTGCTAATACAATCATGGCCTTTGATGTCTCTGGTAACGTAGACTTATCTCGAACACTAACAGCTTTTGATGCTGATGTAGCGCAAACGGCTGCTGACAGGGTTCAAACTGCTATAGATAGATTGGCTGCGCTCAACAGTTCTACCCTTGCAAACGGTGCTATTGCAACAACTACAGCCCCAGACATATCAGTTACTGCAATACTTACTTAATTCCCCGACGATAAAATATAGGATTATAATGACTTACTTGCACAATAGGAGAAATAGATAGATGCCAAATACTTACTTTACTAACCCAGAGAGCTTTGTGCAGGGTGACATCATACGACCAACTGACGTTGATGCCGAGCTGAACGCACTTGAAACGGCCTTTGACAGTGTTCAGTCAGATGTAAAACGCGCAATAACAGTACCTGCTGGCGAGACAATAGAAATAACGCAAAACGCAGCAGCACGAGCTAATACAATCATGTCCTTTGACGGGGCTGGTGCACCAACAGTATCTATTACACTAGCAGCTTTTAACGCTGACATAGCAGCAGTAGCTGCTGATTTAGTTTTAACTAATGCCGATGTTGTTCTTGCCGATGCTGCCGTTGTTTCTGCTCAAGGACAAGTAACATTAGCAACCAATCAAGTAAGTCTGGCTGTGGCTGCTAAAGATGCGGCAGAGGCTGCTCTAGATGCGTTTGACGATACCTATCTAGGAGCAAAGGCTAGCGACCCTACACTGGATAATGATGGTAATGCTTTAATCGTAGGCGCTCAATATTTCAACACAACGATCAACAAATTAAAGGTATATAGTGGATCTGTGTGGTCACCAATTCAAGACGGTATTGCAGCTGTTGTAGCTGATACTTCGCCAGCATTGGGTGGTAACTTAAACCTTAACAACCAACTAATATCGGGTGGCTTAAATTTAGCTAGAGTAACTGTTGCCTCTCATGCAACAACTGCAGATATTTGGGCTGCCACTGGTAACCAAATAGATTGGACAGGGGTAGAAACTACATCAGCCTTCCCAAACGCGCCTCAAGGCGGTTCTGAAAGGACATTAATCTGTGCAGGTGCTTCTAGTTTTACCGCTGGCGCTAACTTATTAATTGATGGTGTCAATTCTGGTGTTACCATTACTTGCGCAGCTAATGACCAGATGATAGTAAAAGCTATCAGCACGACACAGTTCAAACTCTCACGCGTTAGATATGATGGTCGAGCACAAGTATCTTCTGGTGGATTAACTCAAGCTCAAATTCAAGCATACATTTAAACATAAGGAATAAAACACAATGGCAACAGAAAAATTAAAGGTGTTTGTCAACACTACACCCTCCGTATCAACATCAGCAATAACCAATGTAACTTTAAAAGCGACAAGCTCCAGCGAGCAAGCGGTTTTAAAAACAATATCTTATGAGGCTGTAGATCCAGAGTACCCTGTAACGGTAAGTGTGACTAACGGCAGTGCCGTTCTTACCACGCCTAAGACAACATTAAAGACGGTCAAGAACTCAGACACATTATCAGGTTCACAGATTGTAGATGTAAGCAGTACTGTCAGTATTAAATTTGACACTGGCCCAACCCTTATACCAACCGGTTTCCAAGATGCTAGGTACTTTGCTGGTAATAACGGTGTTATATATAAATGGGCAGACAGTACAACTGGTGCTAGAGATCCCAGTGCTAAATTAACATATGCCGATACTGTTGGGAAGTTTAGCTCTGTCATTAATGGAAGTGCCTATCAGAAAGCCAACTCTGCTTTCGGTATAGTCTTAGATGCAAACAATACACCAACTTCCAGTCCTGCAATAGCGGCTGGAGATAAAGTGTATTTTGCTCATTACGGCAATTATACAAAAGCCTATAACGAAGCGGGTGCTTT